AAGAAATAAAAATATGAAAGAATTAATTGACATCGTATCTGTCTTCTCACCAAAGACAGCTACACAAATCCGCAAAACCCAGAAAGCGGTAACTGCAATTGACAAAATCTTGTCTCAGTCATCGAACCCTAAATCTAACACTCAAAAGAAAAAGTAATTGGTATTATCAAATTTCTTTAGTAAATTTGAATCATAACCGAACCACAAAAAACCACGAAGCTTTAACAGTGGTTTCTATCTCCCCCTTTTAGTTTATCCATATTTTTTTACTGTCCGTAGGGGGGATAGTTTTGCTTCTAATTTTTTTTTTGTATATTTAATATAAGAAATTAATATCTCTTTATTTCTTTACCCGGCTCCACCCATTATTACTATTCGCCATTTTATAACAGGAGCCGGGTTTTTTATGCATCGTACTTTTTATTTTTCATATTTATGTATATATTTTTACTATGAAAAGATTTAGGAATACAAATTATTACGTTACCACAGATGGACGTGTGTTCAATAAAAACAGAGTGGAGAAGAAAGTTCAGAACGTAAATGACTATCCGCAGATGATGTTGTATATTAAAAAGAAGTACACATTCCATTATGTCCATAGACTGGTTGCTGAGGTTTATTTACCTAACCCAAACAATTATGAGTACGTAAAACATAAGGATGGTAATCGTTTTAACAACAATGTATCAAATCTCGAATGGGACCCAACAAGAGAACGTAAGAATGTAACCAATTTTAGAGATGATATCTCAATGGAAACCATTATTGCGGTAAGAGAGAAATATAAGGAAGGACAGAAACAACAAGTTCTTGCAGATGAGTATGGTCTATCTCAAGCTTACGTATCCAATATCGTTAATAATAAATTCAGAAACAAAATAAAAAATCCCACCGAGTAGTGGGATTCAATATTCATAGATTAGTTTGTGTAGGATTGTCATGATGACAACTGTTTTTTCAGTTCCTTGTTTTCTGTTTCCAAACGTAGAACATGATTTTCCAATTCGTCAATTCTCTTGACCATGGATTTCATTTCTTCTTTCAATTGTTGGATTTCTAATTTCTGAGCTGTGGCTGTTTCTTTCCACATTTCCAAAACAGCTTGTGCGTTTTGTACTTCAATGGATTGTTTTGTAAAACGACCACTTGTAACCCATCCAACAATTCCCGCGATTATTGCGGTGACTATTTCTGATAATGGTAAATTCTGCATAGATTAAGAATGTGTTCCTGGCGAATTGTTCGGGGAACCATACCATTGTGGAAAGGGACTATCTGCACATAAAGGACTTGTACAACCATATCTCGTACCTTTTTTGTTCCAATAGAAACCAGCACCTGGTAAAGTGATTGGTGATTGGAATGGAGCTTGAGGGATTGGAGGTAATTGACCTTCGTTAAGATTCCCGTTATTGTATTCAGGATACAAACCTGATTTGAATATTAAATGTCTTCTCAACAAATTATCTTGAAACTGAGCATCTTGTTTTGCTTGAGTTTTAATATGCAAGAATAATTTGAAATCAATTGGGTTACCTTGTTCTGAACGATTCTGAACGGTACCAACTGACATAAGTTTTGCCATGAAGTTATCCACGGCTCTATACAAAGCATAACCAACCAAAGCCGGTTGGATATATTTGTCTAATAAGTTTTTATAATTTGCGTTGGATGGACTTGAGATGGTACCATCATCAACAGCATCGATGATATATTGATATAGATTTGTACCAAGGGATTCTTGAATCTCAATATTCTGAGAAACCATGATTGCATATCTCAATTCATCACTCTGCACATTCTCATTGATATAAGAATATGTTTTTAATAATTCCTCTGATATAAGTAAAACGTTGTTCATATTAGTTTAAGATTTGATTTTGTTGAATGACTAAACTTATTTGTTGGTCGGGGTGAATCAATTCAATCAGAGGTTGTAATTCTCTATTCATGAAGTTTTGTAATGGCTTTACGCTCGTATTCATAAATAGTTTATAAGCTGTTTCCAATTGGTCAGCTGATGATGTAAATCCGCCAGGGTTTGGTAAACCAATTAAACTACCATCAATGATTTTGTGACCACTCATGATTTGTTTCTGAACCAATTCAAAGATGTTTGAGAAATATCCCGATTCAACTGTTGATTGGATTTGAGTGATGTCAGGTTTTTGTTCTGATTCACCATAAGATACAATCACACGACCAGCGTTTTCAGGACCCATATAACGGTCTTCAATACTTTTCAATATTTGTGTTTGTTCATTCTGTGAGTCAGGTGCGTTCATGTTGAAGTGAACCCATAATGATGGTGATAAACCGTTTTGAATATTTGATAAATTGAATACCGTGATAGCGTGGTTTAATCTCACGTCATTGATTACAGATAACCAATCAGGAGCTCCGTAATAATCGTATCCACTTTGATATTGTTTGATATGGACAATCTGTCTGTCTGTGTAATTCATTGGGTCAAATTCACAGAACTCAACTACACCAGCTTTTCTCCAATTCGCCCAATCTCTACAATACATGTATTTGCTTACATCCTCACCCATTTCCTTTGGTTTACCCAATCTCATATAACGTGAAGGAATTACATATAAACCAGCAAGTCCTTGAGACCTGTCTTGTTTCCAAACCACTTCCAAAAATAAATTACCAGTTGTAATAAACTCATAATACATTTTTCTTGCGGCATCATTTAATGTTTCTTTGGTGTTAATTTTATAATCGGTCACATAACCCATTCCAATGGAGTTATCTACTTTACTACGAACACATGCGTTTTGAATTGGTGATGCATCGTTAAGTAGATATAGTTCATTAACGAACATATTATCCACTCCCCAACGAATAAAGAACTCGTTGCGGTTAAACACCTCTTGGAAACTAGTTAGGGTGTTTGCACCAAATTTTAATTTTTCAATGTTAATCATCCTTGATATACTTTAAATATTTGACTCGATGATGTGCCAGAGTATGACACAATGTCGTTGTAAATAGGGTTGGTTCCAATTACATTGGCCATTCCTTCATACACCACATCGAATGCGGTTATTGGGTTCAAATTTGTCGGAGACGCTTGTTCATAGATTTTCACATAATATTGACCCGGTATTAAGTGTAGATTTACTGGTGTTGTGGTTCCTGTTGCAATGAATACCTCAGAACTTCCTGAATCAACATCAATTTGAAATTGGTCATAACTTGGCTCATATCCAATTGCACCTGTAGCCGGTAACAAGTATGGAATGAACTTCCAATTTTGTTTGGTTAATTTGTGTGTCATAGTCCACAAATAATAGACAGTCCCTGTTAACTGTTTGTTACGAGAACAGGTTGCAACTACTGTATTTAATTCGGCTTGGTTTATTGGTATCATTTTGAATCAGTGTATTTTAAAAATTCAGCGATAGCTAATAATTTAGCATCTTCAATTGATTGTTTTTTAGGACCTATTACTGTATTCAAATCAAATCCCAACGTAACAATACGTTCTGCACATTCTTCAAATGAATCAAATGTTTCTACATTTGGTTGACCTGTTGTCAAATCAATTCCTGCTTCTAACACAACGTAATGACAAACATCATTTGAATTGTGAGCGATTATCCACTTCTTCTCTGTATATTGTAAATTAGTCATATCTTATAAATTAACAAGTTCCATTATCTGTTATGGTCCAACTTACAGGTGAACCTACCAAGTATGCTCTTGCACCTGAACCAGTATTATATGGTGAACCACCATAGTTTGTACTATTGTATTGTAAGGTGGATGCCCCCAATGTAACACTTGACGGTAAATCAGAATTTGCATCAACACCATTGGCCCAACCAATTAATGTTCTTGAGTAGTTTTCACAACTCATACCACTACCATTTAACATTGAACTCATGTTAACACTTCCTGTATTTAAAGTCCATGCACCTAAGTCTTGGTTAAATGCTGCTGCGCCATCAAACATATTGAAGAATGCAGTAACGTTACTTACATTCCAACCGCTCAATGGTTGGTTGAAGATATCACAGCTTTGGAACATCTGATACATACCTGTTACCGCTGAAGTATCCCATGAACCGATAGGTTGGTTGAATGCATCACAACTAATAAACATTTCGGACATTACCGTTACCGCAGATGTTGTCCAACCACTTATACTTGCTGAACCACCGTTGTTAAATGCGGTTGCGTTATTAAACATTTGTACAAAACTTGTTGCCGATGATGTATCCCATGCTCCAATATTTTGGTTAAAGTTAGATGCAAATCCAAACGTGAATCCAAAGTCAGTTACATTACCAACATCCCAACTTCCAATGTCTTGGTTGAATGCCGATGCAAATAAGAACATACCATTCATATTTGTTACACCACTTGTATTCCAAGAACCAATTGGTTGGTTGAATGCTGAGTTAAATTCGAACATTCTGTATAAACTTGTAGCTGATGACATATCCCATGCATCAATATTTTGATTGAATGGACAGTTACCAAACATGTAAATGAAACTCGATGCGTTGATTGTCCAACCACTTATGTTTGGAGAACCACCATTGTTAAATCCTGATTGATAGAAACAAACAGGGAATGAGTTAACACCACTCACATCCCACATACTCAAATCTTGGTTGAATGAACTTGCTTGGTAGAATACAGAATCTAAACTGTTAACACTAATTGTCCATCCACTTAATGGTTGGTTGAAAGCTGAACATCCTTTGAATAGATAAGCCATACCTCCACCAGTAATATTTGATGTATCCCAATTGGCAATACTTGGAGAACCACCATTGTTAAATGTGGTATTACCATGGAACATAAATTCTATGTTATTCACACTTGACATATCCCATGTTCCAAGTTCTTGGTTAAAGTTCATATCACGGAACATTGACCTCATATCCGTAACATTAGATGTATCCCAACCTGAAATTGAACTATTATAAACCAATGATGAACATTCTCTGAACATGCTGAACATACTTGTTACACCTGTTAGGTTTGGATAATCCGTTGCGGTCACATCTAAATTGTTACATCCATAGAATGAACCTTCCATTGATGACCATACAATATTACCCCATTGTTCAATCTCAGTAATTTTTGACCTATCCCCACCATTATTAAATTTGATTGTTGGGAAGTCACCACTGATTTTAATTGTGTAGGTACCTGATGATGCGTATGTGTGTGTTACGTTACCAGGTGTTCCTGAAATATTTTCTGAATTACCATCACCCCAATTGACCGTTGCGTTATATCCACTACCATCTGTTGGTAAAACGAATGTATCTGATGCACTACCTGATTGTGTTGTATCAACGACAAATTGGAATCCCGCAAATACAGCTGGTGATGATGAAGGTGTTGGTGTCATCGTTGGTGTTGGTGATGGACTTGGTAATGCCGGTGACTCACTTGGAGTTGGAGTTATACTTGGTGTTGGTGTAACTGATGATGTAGGTGTAGGTGTTGGTGTAGGACAAGTTACAGGATATGAAATTGTTCTATCATTGAAATATGTTCCTGATTCAGGATAATATACATTTCCATCTGTTATTGAATTTACAGGTGCTGCTGGAATACCTAATCCTAAACCACTTACAATTGCATTTCCATTGATAACATAATCATTAGATGATTTAATTATATGCCATCTATATGGTGAAGTATATATATCTTGATAAATTAAAGTATAATATGTTGTTCCTGATATTCTACCGTATATCGCATAAGTATTACCACTTAAAGGTCCTGGTTGAAATGTTATAACAACTCCAACACTTGTTAATGTTCCACCAGTTATAGTTCCGCCTGTATAAGAATATAATCTATTATATGAACCTGTCCATTCAGTACTATTTGGTGTATCTATATTAATTTGTTCAGGACAAATTGGATATGGTGTAATACTTGGTGTTGGTGTAATTGATGGTGTCGCGGTTGGTGTGGGTGTCGCGGTTGGTGTGGGTGTTGTTGTTGGACAAACTGCTGGATATGAAATATAACTAAAAGATGTTCTTTGTCCTGATTCTGGATAGGATATTGTATTACCTGTAAGAGTACCTGTTCCAAATCCAACATTAACAATAGGAGTTCCACCATTGATAATATAATCATTTGAAGATTCTTTTACTTCCCAACCAAATTCTGGTGAATCCAAACTCCACATAATAGTCCAATATGTAGTACCTGAATATCTACCATATATTGCATATAATGCACCTGATGATATTTCAGGACCTGGTATGAATGTACTATCATCTTCCCAATATCCACCTGTAATTGTTCCACCTGTATATGAATATAATCTATTATAAACACCTGTAAATTGTGTATTTCCTGTAGTATTAGTTCGTGTATATTCTATTTGTTCAGGACAAATTGGATAAGGAGTTGTACTTGGAGTAATCGATGGTGTGATACTCGGAGTTACACTTGCGGTTGGTGTTACACTCATAGTTGGTGTAATCGATGCAGTTGGTGTAATAGATGATGTTGGTGTCGGTGTTACCGTTCTTGTTGGAGTAACGGATGGTGTTGGAGATGGTATTGTAGGACATGTTCCCCAAACTGGTTTATTACCATCAGTCAAAGGACAACCACCTGTACTAAAATTATTAGGTTCAGATGGAATTGGTAATACACACCAAAGAGTTAAATCTTGGTCAAATGACTGTGCTCCTGAGAACATATAGTCCATTGATGTATCCAAGATAATTCCTGATGTATTCCAATTGCCAATGTCTTGGTTAAATGCAGCAGCTTTATAGAACATCCATTGGAAATTCTCAACGTTGGATGTATCCCAACTTGATAAGTCATAATTGAATTGCTCAGCTCCTGAAAACATATAGGACATATCCGTCACACTTGACGTATCCCATAAACTCAATTCTGAGTTAAAATTAAAACAAGCTTGGAATGTACCTTGCATCTTGGTTACAGATGTGGTATCCCAATTGTTTATTGTTTCTACAAAATTCACACATCCTGCAAACATGTAGGATATATCTTGAATATTTGATACGGCCCATGATGATAGGGTTCCGTTAAATCCGTTACTACTGTTGAATCTAAAGAGATATGCCAAAGATGTACAAGCTGATAAATCAGGTGTATCAGTTGCGGCATAAACCATATTGAGACATCCATCAAAACCATGTTCCAATGATTGCCATACAATATTACCCCATCTATCCAATGAGGTTACTTTTTGACAGTCACCAGTGTTGTTAAAATAAAGTCTTGGGAATGTACCCGTGATTGATATTTTATAACTTCCTGGCGTTGAATAAACGTGTAAAACATCACTTAATGTTCCACTATAATTTTCTAAATTTCCATCACCCCAATTGACTTGGAAACTGTATCCATCTCCACTTAATGGTAAGTAAAATGAAAACAAATTACTACCAGGTAAATTGGTATCAATTCTAAATTCAAATGCTCCAACGTTTGGTGTACTTGATGGAGTTGGTGTTGGTGTCTTTGATGGTGTTACACTTGGACTTGAGAATGGACTTACTGAGGGTGTAGCTGATGGTGTTGCTGATGGGGTTACTGACCTTGTTGGTGTAACCGATGGTGATAATGAAGGTGTCACCGATGGTGTCGGTGAAGTAGATGGTGAAGGGAAATTGGTTTGTGAAGGTGAAGGTGTAATTGAAGGAGTTTGTGTAACCGTTGGAGTTCTCGTTGGAGAAACCGTTGCGGTAGGGGTTGGTGATAAAGATGGTGTTCTTGTAGGAGTTGCTGTAGGTGTTGGTGAAGGTGATGCAAACGGTGTTGCAGTTGGAGTTGGTGTTGCACCAAAAAATTGTGTTATTATATCCAACAACGCTCGTTGTTCTCCTAAGTAATCTGAAAATTTCTTATTAAAAAAATTCCTTGCCATCTTTTATTATATGATTATATTTTTATGTATTTCGTGTATCTGATTGATTGCGTCCATTAGGTTAATTTCATCTTCAACTTTCACAACATAATCTCTCACTGTTTTTGTATGTTTCGTTCTATTGAAATATGATACATTAATTGTGATGACATCTGTTTGAAAATTGATGACCATCGTTTCAATTACATATCCATCATATTCCTGACCATCTAATATTAATTTCTTATTGATGTTTAACATTAGAATGAACGTACAGCTCTTGCTCTTTGTCCGTTAGATTGTTTCGTTGCTGTAGTTGAAACATCATTAACACTCTGATACCAAGCTTCATTTGCGTTATATTGTGTTGAAGTCCAATACCTGTTAGTATCACTTAAATTAGCAGCAGGTATTAAACCTAATGATTGTGCACCACTAATTTGAAACCATTCATCTTTGCTTGGGAGATACCAATCAGAATATCCGCCTGAACTTTTATTATCACATAATCTTGCTGCAATATCAACTGTTGCACATTGATTAACAATCGCTGTTGTGTTTGCTTGACCTGAACCAATTGATGATGTAGTTCCTGTAATATTTGTTCCTTGACATCCCCAATAGGTATTAAGACCACCAACATCAGTTGTTTCCATAATCAAACCATGTTGAACATTGGCATCATAACCTGTATCACCAGATTGAAGGATATAAACAATTATACCTCCTTGATATGATTGGTTTAATGTTAAAACAATTCGTGAAGGTGTTGGAGTTGGAGTTAAACTCGGAGTAATACTTGGAGTAACCGTTGGTGTAGGTGTAACAGATGGTGGTATTGAAGAAGATGATGGAGTTGGAGTAACTGACGGAGTAACATCAGGAGTTGTCTCCTTTTCAACGTTCATAATTTGAGAACCCCAAACATTACCTTTCCATTTCTTTTCAGATAACGGTTTTAATAACTCATCAATAGATTGATTAATTTTTGGTTGCCCTTTCGGTACATTTGCTGGTCGCCACTTTTTTCCTCCCCAATTGAATCCCATAATGTTTTTTAAAAATATAAGTAATTTATTTTATAGGATAAATAAAAAGGGGGTTTTTTACGCCCCCTTTTCGGTATCCAATTTAGATATCATTACTCAGCGTTAACGTTGATACCTTGACACACAGCGTCCAAAGTTGTAGTTACAACGATTTCAGCAGACGGGTTCGGTTCACCGCCTAGAAAGGTCAAATTCACGCCGTTAGCGTCATTGTACGCTAAACCTGATAACATCTGTCCCGCACTGATGTAAACACCATTCTCGAATCCAACGGCCCAATAGCGGTCGTTGTTATCAAGAACAATCATGTACAATGCGTTCTGTTTGATTAATTCAAACCAAAGATTTCTCAATGCTTGGTTTAATTTGGGTAGGTTAACTACCACTGTAGGTTGGAACACTATAGATTGGTTAGTATCGTTTACCAATACGTCTTCAGTTAAAGAAGAAGATTGACGTACTAACTCAAACTTATAAAAAGTTCCCGTACCAGAAATACTGGTAATCGCTTGGTCACCATTATAGGTAACTGATGTAATGGTTGAACCTGAGTCTCCCAAAATCCACAGGGATTTGATACCACCTGTAGACTCGTTACGACAATCAAGAGTGTAACCATTATCGATATAACAACTTGCCATAATTTTTCGTTAGTTAATTTAAAGTTTATTTTTATGCATTATTTGCAGATACAGAATGAAGCTGGGTCGAATACACCGATACCGTAAGTTACGTTAGCCATAATCTTAACGATGTCTTCAAATGGGTCGTAGATAGACTTCACTGTCATGATTTCAGAGTTCATACCGAACATGTAGTATGATGCAGGACCTGCGTAGTACGCATTTACACCATCAAGACCAACAGTTGGGATAACTCTTACGTTAGTACCAGGAAGAACCAAAGACCACTCTTCACCTGAAGCAGCACCAGCAGCATCAAGAGTGAACAAGTTCACAAAAGAACTGTTTCTCATAGAAGCAACCAACGCTCTGTAGTTAGCATAAGAACAGTAAATTACTAAGTCATCTCTGTGCAATACGTTAGAAGGAATGTTTTGGTAGATAGTAGAGAATACATCCAAACCGTTAGATGAAGTAGCACCTGTGTAAGCGATTTGAGTAGC